GCTTGGCAAATTGCGCCTCATTTTTGCATATCGCGTAAATGATGATTTTCATATAGTTACCTCAAACGTGGTCGTCGTAGATTTCGGCGCGGAGTAGTGTGCCTGTGTAGAGCATGTTTTTCACCTTCACATTACTAGACTTAATGCACCTTAAACTTTTCTTGAAGAATCATAAATTCACCCCATATAGGTTAAAATAATAGCGCCATTTTTCCCGGCTGTATTTGAAGTAGGATAAAGAGATGTTCCGCCATCTCCGCCATTCCCATATGTTTGAGAAGTCTTATTTATATTTCCAAAGCCTCCTATTTTGTCATTATTAGCAGAGGCAATACTTGTTAATCCAACACTAGGAACGCCAATTGCAGCACGGTCAAGCATAGCATAAGGGCCAGACCCACCGCCGGTAACGCTATATTCACCGAAAATAGTTTTTTCTCCTTTAGAAGAACGTGCACCACCTTTACCCACAGTGTAATCATAAGCAACACCGCTTGTTAAGCGAAAAACCCCTTCAGCACCTGAACCGCCGCCTCCAGCTCCAACAGAAAAACCACCCAGTTCACCGCGAGAGCCACCGCCGCCGCCACCATGTAATTCAATTTTCCAATTACCAGAAACGGGGCATTCCCATGTTCCATTTCCCACCGTATCAAAAACATATTGTGTGCCGATAGGCAATAAAGGCCATACCTTTTTAACCGCACCGTTTACACCAACATAGACTTCAGATGCAGAGCGAACCGCGCCGCTTACTCCAGCTTTCAAGTCGGAGATATCCCTAACTGCGCCATTTACCCCAACTTTCATGTGCTCACCTTTTCCCAGGCGTCGGCATATTCAGACGGGCTGTATGTTGTATCTTGCTTGCACTTGTAGGTATAACCGTCCGTGAATATCATGTATTCCCCTACATGATATATAGCGTGTGCGGGCTGGCCGGGTACGAACGGCAGGGCGGTTTCGGGTGTGGTACCATGATAGGGAATATTGAATGTCAGCCACGCACTTTCGCCGGGGGCGACGTCGGGATACACGGCATTGTCGTAGTCCTGATACACCCGCCACACCTGTTCCCACTCAGGGCCGAGGCCGTCCCCAGCGTTAGTGCGGAACACCTCACCAGTTTTGTGGTTTCCGGGCTGCCAGAGGGGCGCAAGGTTGCGGTTGCTTATCCTGCCGTCGGCGTCCATGTCTGCGGCGGCATACATACTTTCAATTTGCGTGCGCACAGCCTCCGCTTCATCCTGCGTGCTTATGGGCTGGCCCGCAAGCGTTTCTGCTGCCTCTCGGGCCTTTGTAGCCTCGTCCAGGGCGTCCTGCTCGGCGGTGTTGTTCTTGCCCATCACGGCGGTTACAGTGCCGTCACGGTTGTCGGTGATTGCGCCAGCTACGCCGTAGTCGAGCCATTCATAGCTTTCGCCGTACTCGTCGGTAAGAGTAAATGTCGCGCCGTCTACGAAATGGGCAGCCGCTTCAGAATAACTCATTTCCGCCGTGACAGTGAGTATTTCGCGGCTATAATTTTTTAGCATTCCTTTACCAACAGTAGCCGCAGAGGTGTTGTAACTTTTTCCGTCTGTGAATTTTATAGTTGTCTGCACGTTGTCCTCCTTATGAGTACACAATCGCTATACAGCCATTTGCAAGAGTGCCGGGCGCCGACGAAACAAGAGAAATACCTCGCGCTCGGACAGTAGTGTAATCAGTGCCGGAAAGGTTTTCGCTTTTCTCTACAAGCGCACTGCCATCAATGGTGTACGTGCTGCCGGATTGTGTTCCAGATAAACCGCCTGTCGCGTTAAGCGTGAGCACATTTACGCCATTTATTGTGGCGTTAGCTCCGGCGGGGCCCTGTTCACCTTGCGGGCCTTGCTCGCCTTGCGGTCCCTGTCCACCATCAGCGCCGGTTGGGCCTGTAGGTCCTGTTGCGCCGTCTGCGCCAGTTGGGCCTTGGGGCCCAGTTGGCCCAGTTGCCCCGGTGGGGCCGTCTGCGCCAGCCGACCCGGTCGGCCCAGTCGGGCCCGTCGGGCCGGTCGGGCCGGTTTCGCCCTGCAGGCCCGTCAGCCCTTGCGGCCCGGTCGGCCCAGTCGGGCCAATGGGGCCTGTTTCACCCTGCAAACCTTGCGTACCCTGTGAGCCGGTCGGCCCAGTCGGGCCCGTCGGGCCAGTCGGGCCGGTTTCTCCTGTGAGGCCTATCAGCCCCTCCGGGCCTGTTGGGCCGGTTGGGCCTGTGGGTCCCGTTTCTCCCTGCAGGCCTTGCGTCCCCTGCGAGCCGGTCGGCCCAGTCGGGCCGGTCGGGCCGTCTTCGCCTGTCGGGCCCTGTGGGCCTGTCGGTCCAGCGGGGCCAGTGGGGCCGGTTTCGCCGGCGGGGCCCTGAGCTCCGTCCTTGCCGTTGGCGCCTGTGGGGCCTGTCGGGCCTGTAGGGCCCGTGGGGCCGGGAACAGTAGAATCTGCGCCGGTCGGCCCGGTGGGGCCTGTTGGGCCCTGAGCGCCCTGCAGGGGGCCGTCATTGATCCACCCGGGGCTGCCGCTCACGGAGGTGTAGGTATATACGTCATAAGGCGCGCTCGTGCCGACATAGTAGTTATCGCCTATGTTTGGGCTGGGCACGCCCTGCTGGAGCGCCTCAAGGCTGTCATACTGGCCGAGGATATCAAGGCCGGTTCCCCGGTCGCCCTGCGGTCCTGTCGGGCCTGTGGGACCCGTGAGGCCGGTCTCGCCCTGGCTTCCCTGCGGTCCCTGTGCTCCTGTGGGTCCTGTCGGGCCGGTCGGCCCCGTCGGGCCTTCCGGGCCAGGCACGTCTGAGACGGGTCCGGTCGGGCCGGTTGGGCCGGTTTCGCCCTGTAGTCCCTGTATGCCCTGCGGGCCCGTCGGGCCTGTTTCGCCGGTCGCGCCCGTGGCTCCCTGTGGTCCCGTAGGGCCGGTCGGCCCGGCGGGGCCGGTTTCGCCCTGTAGTCCCTGCGCGCCCTGTGGGCCCGTGGGGCCGGGGACGGTAGACGCCTGTCCCTGGGGGCCGGTTGGTCCGGTCGGGCCTGTTGGGCCTTCCGGGCCCGGCACCTCTGAGGCTGGCCCGGTCGGGCCGGTCTCGCCGATGGGGCCGGTAGGGCCGGTCGGGCCGGGTATAGTAGAGGCCTGCCCCTCGGGGCCCTGCGGGCCTATTGGCCCCTGCAATCCCTGCGCGCCGGTCGGGCCGGTCGGGCCCGTCGGCCCGATAGTGCCTTGCGGCCCCTGTGAGCCTGTCGGTCCGGTAGGGCCAATGGGGCCGGTGAGCATGCCGTAGTTGTGCCACTCAGGCGTCCCGTCTACGACGAGCCAGGTATACAGCTCGTAGGGCGGTTCGGTGCCGACATAATAGCTGTTGCCGATTTCAGGAGACGGCACAGCCTGCTGAAGCTCCTCGAGCGTATCGTACTGCCCGAGCACTTCAATACCAGTGCCCGCGGGCCCAGTGGGGCCTATGAGGGATTCAAGCCACTCTTCGACCGTGCCTTGATATCCGTGCGCCACGGCCACGCCGTAGGCGTCGATGTAGTAGCCGCGCCAGGGGTGCGGCCAGGGGCACGGCGGGTAATAGGGTGTATAGCTCATATAAGTCCCTCCTCATAGGCCTCGGACGGATTGTAATTCATGGCATACCAGCGCATGAACTCATTGAAAAAGGAGTTGAACACCTGAGAGGTGTTTTGATATTTCTCATACTCGCCGTTGGCGTAGTCGATGCGCGCCTCGAGGTACGCGGGATAGAGCTTGTCGTGAGGAGGGCGGACGAGCATGGTCGTGTCGGCGTCCTGCGCGTAGGTGTATGTGATCACCGCCTCCACGCGGAGGAGCAGCACCTGCGTCTGCACCATGCCCTCGACCTCATTGAGCCAGCGCGTCAGCGTGTCGTTGTCGAAGGCGTTGGGCTTTACCGCGCAGGCGTATGTAATTGCCTCCTGTACTGTCATCTCGCCCTCCTGCCCATCAGGCGCTCACGAGCTGAGTGCCGCCGCTCACGCCGCCGACGGCCGCGAAGCGCCAGTCGGCGAAGCCGCCCGTGAAGCGGGCGTAGCCCTTCCACACGTTGGCATCGTTGCTCGCCAGCTCGCTCCGCACCTCAAGGTTCACGCGGTTGAGCCACTCGGCGCCGCCGCGGGCAATGTTGTACCCGGAATCGAGCAGCACCCAGGCCGTCGTATCGCCGCCCAGCCACTCGTTGAGGTAGGGCCAAACGATCACGTTCCAGCGGCCGAAGAGGAAGTTGAATGCGTTGTTGGAGGTGTTCGGGTCCTTGTCCGCTCCAATGGCCGCGAATACCGCCTTTTTGAGCTTGTAGTTGTTGGGGATGAGGATGGTGTCGGGATGCACGTCGAGCACTTCGCCCGTGTCGCCCTTGAAGTCCTGCATGGCGCTCTCCATGGCCGCCAGCGCGTCCTCGGAAAACTCGTCCGCGAACTGGTTGGACTGCAGGAACTTCGCGTCCAGGATGCTCGGGTGGCTCTTGGAAAAGAGGCAAAGCTCGTCCGAGCCGGTCGTGGGGAACGATTTCCCGCGGAAGGTCATCGCGGTGTTGCCAAGCATGGCGTTGGCGTAGAGCGCAGCGCCGAAGCGCTCGCGCGTGCGGTAGTAGCCGGCCGTAAACGCCTCGGGCTGCCGCCGGAGGTCCATGACGGTCGCGTCGTCGATGATCTCGCGGGAGAGGCTGAAGCTGTCCTTCCAAGTCATGTTGATAAGGACTTTCTTGTAGCCCTCCTGCATGTAGTCCACGGGGTACTCGCCGTTTTCGCCCACGGGCTGGAAGCCCTGCATGGCAGTCATGGAGCTGATGGTCTCGCCGAAATGGCGGCTGTCGTTTATGTCGAAGAGGTGCTTGAGCATGCTCATCTGTTCAAACGCCTCGCCGCGCTTTTCGATGAACATGCGGATGGGGGCCTGGCATTTGCCGAATACGGAATCGTTAACGCCCGAGCCCTCGGTGAAGCTGATACCAGCCATAAAAAATCACTTCCTTTCTTGTTTATGTCAGGCCGGGAACCTGACGTAAACGGTATCGCCCACGGCGGTGCCGTCCATAGAAACTACCTCGGCCACGCCGCTCGTGGTAGTGGCCGTTACCTGCATGCCGTCGGCGCTGAGCGTCACAAGGTCGCCCGCGTTCACCGCGCTTGCAGCGGCGCTCCAGCTCGTGGCGAAGAGCGTCCCCTCGAGCACGCGGAAAACGGGGATGATGGTGCCCGCCGTCAGCGCGCTCTCGGCGGCCGTGGCGCATATGTACTGCGGCCGCGTGGTCGCGCCGCAGGCGGCCAGGTTGCCGTCGGTCCTGACGAGCGCCATGCCTATCTGAGGCGTGATCGCGCCCGCGGGCAGGTACTCCAGCCCCGGGATGATGCCGCCGTTGTTCTGGGATATGAGAAAAGCCATTTTCATTACACTCCTTGTATTATAGAGTAGTAGTTATTAAAGCCCCTCTCCAAGGGCTGTGCTACACTGTAAGGGATGCTGTGGATT